ATGTCCTCACAGGAGCGGTACTTGTACCCTCCGAACTTATTAGTCTGCCCCTTCGGAGCTTTGAGGGATGACTGAATACCCTGTAGTTTTTGTCTTATGTTATGACTCATATTTATTTTTGGTTAGTGTTCTAAACAAAGTGGCTCGGTGTTTTGAGTTAGTACAGGCATCGAGGGTTTCCTCATCAGCCCCTAGGTCAGCAAGAACATCATACTGTTCCTGTGCTGTCAAGTTATTTCTGAATCTCTTAGTAAGTTGCGTAAGTCCAACGGGATGAAGTATATCCGTATTTTTCCGCTCAAGATAGTCAGCGATATTTCTGAGAATCCGAGGAAAGTTTTCGGGCTTCTGTCTGCACCTGGAGGTCAGAAAGTTCTCGATCTTTCCGATCAAGGAGTTACCGACACGGGAGATGACACCTCGTACCATCCCTGTCTTGTGGTCGTGATCGACTACCCAATCCTTTGTCCTGCCGCCCAAGATAGGACAGCGAATAGGCTTGTTAGCTTCACGCCACTTGGCTAGTTTATTCTGTGGTAGGTACGTCATTGTAATTACAACCAATCGTAGTAGCTTGATGTTGACATCCCTACCTCTTTGCAAGCCTTTGCAATGTTGAGTCCCTCGTCCCGAAGGTGGTTTACTCTCCTGACCAACGCATCCCTTTCCTCCTTGGACTTCTCATTCTTCTTCAGCTTCTTTACCTTGGGCTTCGGCTTGATCTCATCGTAAGGCTTTCGGCTCTTGATCTTCTGTTCCTTGTAGTCATCCATCTCCTTCTGGACACGTTCCTGTAGCCAGTTAAGGAATGATGAACGCTCTGATCCTGTGGTGTTGTATGCTTCTGTTACTTGTAGTGATGGTGCTTTTCCGTTATGCTTAATCATTATCTTTTAATTCTTTAATTGATTCTAATTTTCCTCGGCCTCCCCGCTTCATGCGAAAGTAGCCAAGCTTGTCTGGTTTTGACCCGCAGAAACATTTGATTGCCTCCTGTTCATCACGGGCATATTTAACTGATTTACCGATATAGCCTTCGGGCATATCATCCCTCGTGTACCTTATCTCGTACTGCATACTTCGGTAGTTGTTGTGGCTTAATGGTCATCAGGTCTGACGTTGTTATCATTGATAGAAGGTCGGACATCCCTTGTCTCGTATAGCCTCGGTACAGTGCCTTGCTTGCGTGATCCACCATGTCATTGATGTCGCACAAGTATTCAGCTAGACTTGCCAGTGCCAGGCGGTGAACAATCCTGTACTCTCGTGGGTACTCGAACGCTATGTAGTCCTGTTCCCCGTACAGCCAGCCATTATCACCGACCTTGTTCTTGAACTCCAGCCATATCAGTTTATCCTGTAGCTCAGAGCCTCGGCTGACTGACTTCATTGCTTTGACATCTATTGAACCCTTGTCACAGACCCAATCTATATGCTTGTACTGTTCTTCTAGCGTAGCCTCTCTTGCTTCGGGGTATCTATCTTTGAGTAAGATACCGAACTCGGTCTCGACCTGTTGTCCGTTCTCGAACGATTCAGAGCCGATCCAATCTTTGAATGTTTTTTTCATGGTATTTATTTGTTATGTTCTATGGTCTGGATGATTGTACGGGTCAGGGTGGAATTGATCCTTAACGGACTTCCAATGTTCGTCGTATTCCTCGGAGAGTCCAAGCGGATACAACAAGTTCCTCAACGCAGAGTAACGCTGGAAGGTGTCCCTAGCATCAGCGTTGTAAGAGTTCCCAATCTTTTTAATCCTACGCTCAGTGCATTCATGAAGATGACTTGTCGTTTGATTAAGTTCATCGAAGATGATTTCTTTTTCTAGTTTAGTCATTTTATTTATATAGTATTGTGAAGCCTTGCCCGCCCATCGTGCCGATGACATTGTAATCAATCCACTCGATAGCCTCGTCCTCAGTCATGCCGTCAGCGATGAATATGTTCACCATCTTTTGGTGATCGTATACCATCAGTCCGTTGTGGTCAAAGCCTACAATGGCAAGGTCAAGCCCGTCAAAAACGATAGCTTCGGGGTCAGCGTTTTCTAGGTATTCTTCTATCATTTCATTCTCAAGAGCCAGTAAAGCTCCGCACATTTTTTAGCAACCTTGATACCCTTCTGCATCTCCTCGTCCGTCCAGACTCGGTGATAGTGTTTCTTGGTATCGCAGTCAATGATGATTGATCTACAGGAAGGTAGGTACGATAGCTGGTGTTCCTTCATCAGCATGAAGGCTTCAATCGCTAACTGCTGGCAGTCCTTGTCATAAGTCTTAGCCTTGCCCCCAGTGTTGGCTCTGCACTTGTAGTCCCCAAGGAACAGCTTGCCTTCAGCATCGTGTCCAATGAAGTCAACTGAGCCAGCAATCTTGATTCGGTTGTTGGCGATGATACGTTCACAAGCTATTGGCTTGATCCCGTTGTCCTCGACCCATTGAATGAACTGCTCTGCCCAATCGTTCCAAGGTGTATCTTCGGGGTGCTTGTCCAAGCCTAGCCAGAAGTGATTGATGTGATCCTCGATGACCTTGTGTACAGTTGTCCCGAACTCAGAGGATTCAATGACCTCTCCTGTGATCGGGTGTTCCCGTGTTCCATAGGTCAACCGCTCGACATCCTGCCAAGCTAGTGCTGGCTTCTCCCGTGCGATCTCGGTGATACGTTTCGGTTTCCAAATGGAGTCAATGAAGGAGTCCTTCACGATCCCCAAGACAGTTGTCACGGATGGATAAGCCTTGAATAATTTCCTTGCCTGTGCTGGCGTTGTGACATCAGGTAAGAACTTTGGGTCAATGACCTCCTTGCAATCGTAGAAGTGAGCCATTATAGTTCTTGGTTAGCGATTGCTTCTGATACTAGCTCACGGAATACTGACCTTAGATCAGTCTTCTCGGTATCGAACTGGCGTTCAGCTATGTCCTTGTAATTCTCTCGCTTCCAGAGAGCAATCCATCCGTAGGTGTTTGCGATGTTGCTTGAGAATCCGATGTCATTATCTAAGAGGAAGTCAATAATCTCGCCGTCAGTAGCCATAGGTAGCTCGACCTGCTCAGGTATGATGTAGACATCACCATCCTGTAGCTCGTGGAAGTAAGCGTCCTTGAAGATAAGACGACCCGATTGTTTGACCTGTACTTGGACAAGCTCCCCATCTGAGAGTTGCTGTCCGTGTGGGAATGTATGTAGTTCTATGTTCATGTTATTTTTGGTTAAGTTTTTGGGTTAATCTTGAGATTGATTCCTCAACTATCTGTTGAGTCTCTAGGAATATCTTGTCTTCTTTCTTTTCCATTTCGGTACGACATCTTTTCATTAGCTTCATATAAGGTTCAGCCTTGGCGATGGCGTTCTTGAGGACTGGTATAACCTCTGAGTGAATCTCTTTAAGGAAATCCTGTTCAAGGTTTTGTTCAGCGATTATCTTGCCCGCCTTACGGATGGTTTCAATGAACTCATCCGTTTCGTCATAGCGGTCGTCTAGGCACATGGTATATTTATTTTTCATTATATTTTAGTTAGTATGATTGATGCGATGATTGAGATTGCTGATCCGAAGATACAGCACAGTAGGATAATAGCGGAGTCAATAACTTTCTGGCCGCCATGTACTAAGGAGTCAAGCTCCTTGTTGGTTTCTTTTTTTCTTGACATAGTTTTGATGGTTGTGTACCTTAAGGATTCCAAGCCATAAGGGTCAAGCCCTAAGGTACTTATTTCTTTAATTTATTTAAGTTAATTGAATCTTAAGAAGTGGATTCCTTAAGGTAGGCATTACTTCTTGTTTAGGTTCCTTACCATTCGACCAAGCACCCGATTAACGGATGCCTCGTCAACCTCTTGAAAGTCCTTGGCTAAGTCTTCGATATGAAACCAGACTTCGTTCGCATCCCAACCCTCGAAGGGTTGCCAGATGTTCTCCTTGATGAACTCCTCCTGCTCGCTCATGTTGAGCTTGTCCCATCCCTTCGGGAGTGGCTGGATGAGGAAATGTTCTGCGGCTTTTCGTATGTATTCTTTTTTCATTGTTCTGTTGGTTGTTGGTTAAATGTCAGTGCCTTTGATTGCTTTTGATATGCTTGCCGTGTAAAGGTTGTCTTGCTCAAGCAACTCCCCGTATGACTTTCGGGCTTCGGTATATTCGTCAAAGACTTCATATCCGTCAATGTATTTATCTTCGTGTTTAATTGTGTACGCTAGTATGTATCTGTCTTTCATTGTTCTATTGTTTCTTGTTAAGTTCTTCTTCAAAGAATTGAAGCACCATCTCTTCGTCAAAGATATTCAGCTTCATCCCGTTCGATGTCGTGTAACTTTCTAGGTGATGGGTTGGCTTGCTGGAATCTCCCCAGCCGTCATCTTCTCCCGTGAACTCCTGCCATATCTCGGCAATGATTGTGACATCCTCCTTTACCTTGTCGATCAGGTTGTTGCCCTTGCCGTAGAAGTCGAAGGTGTCCGTGTAAAGTGCAGTGTCCTGCTTGATCCAGTATATTTTTTTCATTGTTCTGTTAGTTGGTTAAGATTGTTTCGTTAAGTTCTTTTAGGTTATGTATGAGGGCATCTATGTGGGATACTAACGCACCCTTTGTTAGTTTTTCTCCAGGCTCGATTGGGTTAATAGTGCCCCAATCATCGTCTTCACTCTGGGTTGGTATAAATACACCGCTGGTTACTATTGCTGACAAGCGTGTAATGTTTTTATGTAAATGCTCTATCTGTTTTTCTGTTTTCATTGTTCTGCTAGTTGGTTTTTGTGGTTAATAGTCGTAGATTACTTTACCGCTTGGATCGAATAAGCTTGCCCATGCGATGCAAGAATCAAACTCCGTCTGGTGATAAACATCTAGGGCTTTTCTTTTGTCTTCGTACAGCATCACATCTTGCTCGTCGCTTGCGTAATATTGAATGATTACTTTGTATTGTTTCGTCTTCATGGTTGGTTGGTTGTTATGGTTTATGCTTCTGTCTTTTCTTTGATCGCTACCCATACGATAGCTTGAAATTCGTAGCCTTTGACATTGAACTCCTTAGCAACTTCCATTGTCAAATCTTTTATCCTGTCGTACTGTTTTGGGGTAACTGACTCCTTGACTTCGCCAGCCTTTACCATTCGGGAAGGCTTGCTTTGACAAGCCCGCAAGTGCCAACTGTCTATTGTGATGTAGTTGTCATCTAAGCTTCCTACATTCTTCACAAAACTGTGCGTCTTTCGTGACTTCTCTTTGATTGTTTGCTTGCCTTCCAGTATATCGAAAGCCTTGTCCTTGTTCTTGTGGAAGGTAGAAACTTTTACGTCACTTGGCTTCAACTTCCTAGCTTGTGCCCAAGTTACTGTTTCGGCATCTATTAAATTTCTGTGCCATTGATTCCGTGGCGAAAGTGCGGATATAACTCCAGCTATTTTTTCTGTGCTGTGTCCTGACTTGCTTGCCAACTCGCTTGCGAATAGGTTCGCATCTTCATACCATCTCATGCCATGTAATACTTGCCGCTTGCTTGCTGATTTGTACCATGCCCGAAGATTATTTTTGATTATTCTGTCAGTGGTTTTCATTTTATTATCTTTCTGTTTTTGTTTTATAGTGTTTCGATGAATGCTTGTAAGTTAGGATTCAACTCAGTTCGGGTGTTATGTTTATTGTTTAAGTGAGTTATATATTTTTCCTGTTGTTCAAATGACAGCGATGTCATTGATACGAAAGCCTCATCATCATTCAGTTGGAAGCCATCATTGAATAAGTCGATAATAGAACTGTAATGGTATATAACATCTAGTGATTCAGCTAGTTCGCCCTTCCTTAGAAGAACGTAATCATGGTCATATAATTTTATTCTCGGCAGCTTTCCCCAACTTCCATACATCTTCCCGTCGGCATCTATTAACTCAAGCCGATCAATGGTAGGGTTTTCTATCTCTAATTCATAGTAATCCAAGGCTTTATCTAAATCATCATAGATGTACTCTTCTAAGTCATCACTACCGATTCTTTTAATAACTAATTTATATTTTGTTTTCATTTTATTTACTTTCTGTTTATGGTTTATGCTTCCGTGACAAGTGCAACAGCTTTGGTTGCCTTCCCGCTTGCTTTAACAAAGTCTTTCGCATTCTCTTTCAAGTACTTAGCCCATCCCTTGAGGTAGCTTGCTGAGTTGTTCCAATCGGGTTCAATACCCATCTTGCCAAGTAGGAAACAGCTTCCAATCTCTGCTACTAATTCCTCAAAGCTGTAAGCTTGCTTGCCAGAATTGTATTGCTCCTCATTCTCCTTGAATCGGTTCAATCTCTTGCTGTGTCCTGTGCTGTGGATAATTTCGTGAGCCAAGACAGCTTGATAATGTTCTCCCGTGTCAAAGGCTTGTTCATGCGGCATTTGGATTCGGTCAAAGCTTGGCATATAATAGGCTTGATCGCCTCCATGCGAAAGCCCGACATTCTCCCTTGCTAAGTAGTCGCTTAGTATGCTGTGCGGGATGCTCTCCTCAATCTCCTCAATCGTTCCTGCTTTGCTCATGTCAATGCCTTCGCATTGTTCGACATTAAAGACAGTGTATGACTTTAGAAACCAACTGAACTCTTGCATTCCGTCTTTTTCTTTCTCAATTCGACTCCAAAAGACAATCGGCGTTCCCTTCTCTCCTTTCTTTACGTTACCTCCCATTGCCTTAGCTTGCTTGTAAGTTAGCCAGCCAGCACTTGAAAACGGGGCACAGCTTAACAGCATTTGATTGCTCCCGTTATAATTTCTACCGCTTGCAAAATTGTGCGGTATCCTTCCGTCTTTCATTGCCCGCCATGTCTTTTTCCACGGGTTTGTGCCTTCCTCCATTAGTTGAATTAGCTTTTCGGTGATTTTTTCGTATGGTGTTGTTTTCATTTTTTCCTTTCGGTTTGGTTTGGTTTTTGGTTTATGCTCTTTCGCTGTAGAATGTCCAGCTATTGTGAATATTTGGGATTCGAGCCTTAATAAATTCACTCATGCATTTTAGGATGATTTCAAAGCCGATGCTGTCTTTTTCTACTGCTTCATTCTCTGCTGTCTCTAGGCAAGCTTCAAAGAGTTGTCTTACTGTGATTTGGTTGTTTTCGTCTGTTACTAGGTTGAAAGTGTGAGTTTGGTTGTATTGGTCTGTGATATTGATTTTCATTTTATTTTTGGGTTTGGTTTTTTGGTTTGTTCACTCCCTTTAATTTTTCATGCGGAGCTTGTGACCGCCAAAGGCTAGGTTAAACGGGCGGTTTTCGGTCGATTGATTCTCCTACTCACCGCCTCCAAAAATCTAAATTGTCAGTTCAAATTTTCCTTAGCTTTTCTTATTTATTCCCGAAACATAAGAAACCCTTGAGCTTCTCTTTTACATGGCATTATCTTCTCAGAGTGTTGTCCGCCCTATTTGTTTTTCGGTCATTTCCTGTCAATCTTCCCGTGCCGCATACAATTCTAAAATCTTCCTAATGTCAGACTGTCACTCTGTCAGAACTTTTCTAAGGTTCTGAATGCTTCCCTTATCGGCGAGGTCTCACCTCTGCTTTTAGTTCGAGTTTGGATCGGGCGTTTCGGTGGAAACTATGTCAATGAACAATACTCAATTTGAGTATGCAAAAAATATAACAGAACCGCCGAAAAAAGTAAATCCAAAAAAATGAATATTTAATCACTAAAAATGAAACTAGCTGAAACTGCTACAAATTCATTCCCTATATATAGTATGAAAGCCCAAAAAATAGGGTAAATACCCTGCGTATGCACAAGGTAAACCCCACAAAATTGCGTATATGGCTGTTTCTCGGATTGCGAGACCCTAGACCCATGCAAGCACCCCAAGGCCCGTACAGGGCAAATGCGTAGATCCGATTGAAACCTAGGGTAAACCCCTCACTGTCAAGCAAATAATGAGAAAAGTTTATTGAGATTCAGTCTCAACTAACCCCCTGAAGATATGTACTCATATGGACTGAGGTAAATACCCTATGGCATGGATGCATCCGCCATTGTAGAGAAAAAACCCTAGCTCACATGAGGGAATCCCCCCAACAGGCAAAGACCCTAGGGAAGACTGAAGGAAAGACCCTATACGTTTTAGAAACCCGTATTGAGATCCAGTCGCAACAAGGGGTCACTAGAACGGGTGAGGGAAAGACCCTAGCGGAAACTGAGGACTAGGCTCGCTGGGGTAAACACCCTAGGCGGGGGTGGGGGTTTTGCGGCGGGGGGGACGTTGTGTATATATATTAACAAACGGGCCTCAAAAAAATCCCTCTCTCAAGGGGCTATGGGTGACTGCCTACCTTAAGGAATCCACTTCCTAGGACTTATTCCTTTTTAAGATTCCCTTTTATTTATTTAATCCTTTTGGATTACTTATTGGTCAACAACCTTTATGGCTTGACTGCCTTAAGGTAGGCATTGATTGTATCATACACCTAATCATTGTCAAGCATATTTTTGTCAAGGATCTCGTAAAGTATTGACACCCTAGGGTATATACTTCATTGATTTTATTATGCCAGAGAAAGAAGAGTTAATTGAAGAGATCTCGAAGGCCATCCAGGAGGTATCTGCTGAGAAGCAGGCATTGAAGATGAAGAGCCTAAGTTGCTACAAGCCAGAGAAGGTAGCTCGTATCCTGTATCTCTTCTGTACTGGAAGTACCCAGACTAGGCTGATAAAGAAGTACGGCTACGAGAGACCTACCGTAGTCAATATCCTGGTGGACTACGCAGACTACATGGGCAAGTTCAAGGAACTTTCGGGGCGTATAGCTGCGAAGAACTACCTGAACATCTCTAGCCTGGAGGAGGATCTTATTGAGAAGGTGCGTGACAGGATGGAGAATGACCCAGAGATGGAGGTCGGATTCAAGGATCTCAAGGAGATCTCAATAGCCAAGGCAAACGCTGCTCGGGAGGCATTGACCGCCAGAGGCGAGGCTACACAGATTACAGAGGACCGCAAGGTATATACGCAGGACGACTACGAGGCAACCATCAAGGCTGCGAAGGATCGTATCGCCAAGGCTAAACAAGCACAGGTAGAAGAAGTAATAGATGTGGAGGAATAACAATGGGTAAAGGATGCCA